TACCCTTCTTAGGAAGAGAATGGCGTCCTGAACCCTGACGAGTTCTTTTAGGTTTGCCCTCAATAAAGTTGGTGACAGTGAAAGACTTAGGTTTCGCCATCAGCCGATGAACTGCTGATATTTTTTGGCAAGACCTGTGTACTTGCCGTGCAAGGGATGCTCTCGCTTGTCCCTTTCGTCATGCAGATACAAGCAATTGAGCCATGCAACTCGATTGCTCATAGCCACAACATCTTCTGCCCCTGGCTTGCAGGGAATCATTGGGTCAGGGCGTTGCATTAGATCACCAGCTAGAAGGTTTGCCAGATGCCTGAGTCGGATGGATCTGCTCAGTGATGCGTGCAGCCAGCTCATCCTGAATCTCTGTAACCTTTTCATCGCCACCGAGTTTGGCCTGCACAGCAGCCACGATGTCAGCCTCAGTCAGATCCTCAAAATCAGCCAAGGTGTTAGGACGATCTAGGCCGATGCTGCCGTAAGCGCCTGAATTGTAGGCGTTGCCCTCAGCGTCAACCTGATCGCTGATTGCGGTCACGGTGTAGTGAGCGGTATGCGCAAAATTATCACTGAGATCCCGTTGAAGGTCAGCGATTTTCCAGACGTAGGTGTTAGCCATTGATTGCGATTAAACGTCGTTGTTGTTGGCAACAAGAGCAGCGTAAGCCGCAATCACTTCAGTTGTCCAAAGTGCTGCTGCAATGTCTTGTACTTCCTGCGCTTCACCAGTTACGTCGTCACCAGGATAGACAACGTGGCGATGATGACTGCGCCCCAGTTCAACACCATCCTCCTCGATCACAGTGGTGGTGCGGATTTGGATGACCTGATTAGGCAGGATCTCTTCTTTGAGTTCAGTGCGCTTGGTGATAGCCATTAGGAACGTTCTCCGAACGAGACAGGTTTAGGCATAGTTTTAAGCCGTTGCGGGCTTTTGTATTGCTTTAAGCAGTCATGTACCAACCGAAACCTCGCAAAATAACGCCTGTGCCTAAACCCTTTCCTGAGTAACCACTAAACGCATCGTGCACACTTCCGTCAATTTTTTGCTGCAAAAGTTGGATATAACTTACATTGCCATTAATTCTTCCGTAAATGTTACCAAAGTTTACTTCGTATGTAACCCCCGAAACATCGCCAAAGTTGATAAGTCCGATTCCGTTGGCATTTTTTGAAGCATATGGCAGCCCTCCTATCAATATGTCAGTGCCAGTAAGGCTGGAATTAAGACCCTGAACAATTATGTTGAACCTGACTAATTCGCCAATTTTAACGTAATACGCTTCCGCTGTACTAATTGTCCTGTTGGCGATCGATGGTGTAAATGTTCCCTCTTCATAATCGTCCAACATGTTTGCAGAAGCCGTGTCGCCGTTAAAGCTGAGGCCGTTGCTGCTGACCCGTACTTTTTCAGATGTCGAACTTAAAAACCTGTGATCTATTGCGCGAACTTCGTTGGTTATATAAGTACTTGTGTTGCGATTAAAGTGCAGACTTAGGTTGTTGTTAGATGATTCACCTGGCTCAAGTTCAAACGTTTCTGCACCACTTTTGCCAACCTGGAAAGTGCGGTTAGCTGTTGTTGTCCCGATAGATACATGCTGCGTGTTACTGATTCGCATCGCCTCCGTCGCGCTGCTTGCACCGCCCGCTGTGGTGGAGAACACAAGGCGCGTCGGTTTGTCATTATTTGCATGCGTCCCGTCAGCTCGCGCTATGATATGAGCACCTTCTTGATAACTTCCACCATCATTTCCATAGAAACGAATTCCACCGAGTGAATTGCCGTCGGTGACAGAACTGTCATTTCTACCAAAAAGAATCTCTGGACCACTGGCATCGACAAGATGTAATTTTGAGTAAGTGCCTCCCCCAATAACGTTTGTCGTCCCAACCAACAACCGCCCCGATGAATCTAGGCGCAGCCTCTCGCTATTGCCCTGACCGATCTTTATAGCATCAACGCTATGGTCATATTCAAAATAACAGGCGTACGTTCCAGGGTTTGAAGTACTGTCTGCAAAGTAAATGCTTGATGCGTCGCTATCTGTAGATGCAATAGTTACGCCAACTTTACCAGTACCTTGAACTACAAGATCATCAGCATTGGCATGGTAAGTATTGGTTCCACCAATCAACAACCTGCCACTTGAATCGATGCGTGCTGACTCATTTGTATTTCTGAAAACAATGTTGCTAGAGGGGTCAGCAAAAATATCTGCACGCTTAGTACTTCCCTCATAAAACAACAACGTACCGCCAGCACTAGATGCTCCTTCAAGCCTTAATTCTGCGTAGCCGCTAGAAGCCTTTACATGCAAATTATTTTCAGGCGCTGACGCCCCGATGCCGACGCGATCATTTCCTGCATCGACAAACAGCATGTGAGTGTTGCCGTTTGACTCCACGCGGAAGTCATAATCGCTGCTGACTTCATTAACAACTGCCTCGCCACTTGTAAATTTCATCCGCTGGGTGCCGCTAGTGGCAATACCCAGCTCGTTTGCACCTCCTCTGAAGAAGCCTGTGTCAGAGTCCGACGCAAAACTTAGTCCAGGCGATGAAGCACTGCCGTCCTCCATCAGCAGCGTGCCGTCAAGCTCGCGCAGCGTGATCCATGCGTTGTTCGCTGAATTGCGCAGCTTCAGCAAGTTGTTCGTAGTGTCTGCCCACCACTGATATGCGTAGGTTGTTGCTGGCTCAGAACTTCCGCTGTTATTGCTAACGATCGCCGCCAAGGCGTCATTCAAATCTGAACGGACAGCCGCTCCTGTGCCATTGGCAATCACATAATCGTGGGTAGCCATGCCTTAGCCCGCATCAGACAACATTGCTTGCATATTAAACGCCTCTGCCAAATCCCACCGCTGTATAAGTGAAGTTGCGATCAACGTTGTTGCCGTTTGAATCCAGCACGTCAAGGTTAAAACCTGTGCCTGTCACACTGCTTACGTTGACCCGCTCGCCATCACCAAGATTTTGAACAGTAATACCGATGCTCGGCAAGAAGTTGTTGAGGTTGCCAAGCGCTGAGGTGCCAACGAAGAAGGCGTTGTCGAAGGTGATTGACTTGGTGCTGGTGCCCGAGGCCGTGAGCTGACTAATCTCCTCTCTGCGCTGGAAGCTCGTTTCATATCCAAGCTGGTCAACCAAAATGTTCTGCGCGATGTCAGCACTGCTCAACTCTGCCTTGAACTGGAACGCACGAGCAACAAAAGTGCCAGCAACAATTTCTTGCCAACCTGTATAAGTTGGAGACCCTGAAGGATCGTCGTCGGTTCTTCGCATGTAGAACTTGGCATTCACAGCATCAGCTTCTGTGCCGTCAAAGTCGTTCCAAGTGTCGATTAACGCAGTACGGGCGTCGATGGTGTCGTTGGGAAAGAAAGCCCTAGTGACAAACCGCCGCTTTATGTCAAGCGCATACTTCGCGCCAAGATCAAGCGTGTTTGCGAACTGATACTCAGCAGAACTGAGAATGTCACCAAGGAAATCAAAGGACGTGATGGCGTCAACGTCGGTCACATCGTCGAAGTTGTCGTCACCGTCAATCACCAACGCATCGAGGTCGTCACTGTAGAAACAGTCGGTTTTTGTGCCTTGGAACGGCGGGGTGTCTTGGTCTTCTCTGCGGGTTTGGACCGAGATACTGCCAACAGCATCAGGGAAGTCCATCAGCACGCTGGTTGCGTTGGTGCTCTTGTTGCCCAGCTCGTCCTCAAACTTGACCAAGACCTCACCTTCAACCAGCGGGATGATCGCTTCAGTTGAGTTGCCAGCAACAGCAGGGATCAGGTCAACAGAGTTCGGCCACGTCGCAGAACCATCTGTCAGGTTGCTGTGCTTAACGTGAACAAGGCCATTCACCTTCACGTCAAGGTCAACAGTCTGATCCCACCGCAGGCGAGCACTGTTGGCACTGATAGGTTCAATCGACAGGTTTTGCACATCAGCAGGCACTGCCGTTTTGCCTAGCAGCGTGAACGTTGCAGATGCAGTTGCGCTCTGCTTGCCAAGGTAATTCTTGGCGATGATTTGCACCGTCAAAGTGCCTGCACGCAAGGCACGCAAGGTGATAGACGGCGCAGCAGTAGTTACTTGAATGAAGTTGTCATCGTCAAGCCTGTACTTGACTTCAAACTCATTGACGTTGAGACGACTGTGACTCCAGCTCAGGTCAAAGCCCGTGTGAACAGTTTGACCTTCTTGATATAGGAACTCGGTGCCGTTGAGGCCTTCTGGAGCTGCAGGGATGCCTGACAGATTTGTAATATCTCGTGGAGTTAGTGAAACATCTTGCTCAACTGCGTTGTAGATCGATTCGTTATAGGCAAGTGCAGTGACGCCGACAGTACCGTCGTTGTTGTCAGCAACAGAAACAACACGGAACTGCTGTGACTGAATATCACTGGTCTGAATCAACCAGACGGCAGCAGCA